CTAGTATTAACAGCTCTTTTTTTATCGGAGTTAATCATTTCTTCCAGCGATGCCTACACGATTCAGGTTGTGATGGTGATATTGAGAAAGAGTCAATGTGTATGTCAATTTTATTACTTGATATATTCAACTCTGTTCATGTCAGGGGTAACAAAATTTACTTTTGGAACTCCGGCATGCCTTCAGGAAACCCATTAACAACAATTGTTAATTGCTTAGTTAATCAATTTGTTATCCGTTTTGCTTGGATACACACCCATGGGATGCGATCTGCTTCCCTTAGATCTTTTAATAATCATGTTAAGGCCATTGTTTATGGCGATGATAATGTTATAAGCGTTTCCGAAGAAGCAAAGCCTAAGTTTAACCCATTGAGTATAGTGGGTGCTATGGCAAATCTCAACTTCATATATACATCTGAAAGTAAAGGTGAGCTCATTGAAAACTTTCGTACTATATACGATGTCACCTTTTTAAAAAGGCATTTTGTATGGTCTAATGAAAGGAATTTAATGCTTTCGCCACTGGAGTTTGAGACTGTTAGACAAATGATGTATTTTGCTCAAAAGAATAAGGACTTTAAAAGTGTCGTTATATCGTGTTATGAATCATTTTTACATGAGCTAGCACTATATCCAGACAAATGGGATGAATTTTACGACATTGCTGCTCCAATCATGTCCGAGCACTTCAATTATGAGACTCTAATAATTGATAAAAGAGAGAGGATGTCAAAAACCCTCTCTTTGGAGATGATATATTAGTCTGATCATGGGGGTGGGATCTTCTGAATCTCTTAGGCCCAACCCACCCTACAAAGCGGGCTAATGTAAATATTTAGAATTTGTCTTTAAATAAAAATGTGTACATATTTATGTTTACTTATCAGGATCACATTCAAAATATATCCAGACACCTAAGAGTGTGTATGATGGTTTGGTGGCCATCGTACAAAATTAATCCACCAGCTACTACTATTGATTCACAAACAAACCCAGCACATGGGTCTAATTTAGTGCAAAATTCTGATGGTGATTCTATGATTTTAAATCCTCAACAAACACAAAATTTTATGGAGACAATAACTCCTGCTGTTCCGGAAATTGATTTTTCACAGATGAATATTACGAATGACCTTGTAGATAAGTCATTGACAGTTACGTCCACAGATATTAAGGATTTCCTTGCTAGACCCATTTTGTGTCCTGCAACTCAAACCACATGGACCACAGCTCTTACACGTGGTACAGTTCTTATGCGTATGAGTGTGCCAGATACACTTTTGGCTGATACAATGTTTAGCGCAAAACTTTCTGGTTATTATGGTTTTAAGGCCAATTTGGTTCTTAAATTCCAAACCAATGCTCAGAAGTTTCAACAGGGAATGGCTCTTATTTGCTTTATTCCACTTGGTTCGACACTTGGTGGTTATCGCGAGAGTGCCATAAATACTATATATCAGTATTCACAGCTCCCATCTGTCAGACATGACATATCCACTACAAATGAAACGATCATTAGAATTCCATTCATAAGCCCTTTTAACGCTTATTCGGTTACTTCGTTTAATCAAGCGGCTACTGGAACTGTTTTATTTGTTGTATATTCACCCGTCACAATGAATACCATCAATTACCGTTGTTGGTGTCATTTTGAAGATGTTGAATTGTTTTATCCTTCAGCGCAATCAGGTAATTCAGGTGGGAAGAAGGTCAGGTCTATTATACAGTCTGACAAGGAAGATACTGGTGGTATACTATCACAGCCTATTCGTGCTATTTCTTCGGGAATATCCATGTTGGGACATAATATACCATTATTATCTTCTTACACTGGTCCAACATCTTGGTTCTTAGATGTTGCTGCTAGAGGTTTAGCTGCTTTCGGCTTTTCAGGCGGAGTCGATACATCCACCAGGCATTCTGTGGTCCCTCGTATAACATCACATATGAATAATATTGATGTAGACGATACCGTAGAATCTGTAGGCTATACAGCTGGCAATAAAGTTGCGCTCCTCAATGGATTTGCTGGATCTGCTGTTGACGAAATGTCTTTTGCTTATTTATTTTCTATTCCTAGTTTTAAACAAGCATTTACAGTCACTACGTCGACAGCAGTTGGCACTTTATTAGCTAACATACCTCAGAGACCAAAATCCCAAGAGACAATATTCACATCTTCATCTGGCCCGTTTACCATGCATTGGACAGCGCCATATGCTTATGTTGCAAACGCATTTAATCAATGGCGTGGCTCTATTGTTCTCAAAATTTATTGTGTTAAAACAAATTTTCATAATGCTCGTCTCGAATTAGTGTTTTCACCTAATGGAGATCCTGCTAAGAACACATTCAATTTAGCTAAGTATCACACTCGATATATTTGGGATATATCACAAACTCCGTATTATGAGGTAACAATGCCTTTTATTAATACAGCCCCTTGGGTTCGTACGGCTGTCACACAAGCCGATAATACTAGATGGAATGCTGGTACCCTATCCATATTTTTGCTGACTGAGCTCGAAGTCGTTGACAATGCTTCAACCTCAATTGAGTTCATTATAGAAGAATATGCTGGACCGGATTTCGAAGTCGCAGTTCCTAGAGCAGCCAACTGGGAGGATACTCCAGTCTTTGCTTTTGCTCCTAATGAAGCGGCTAATACGAATTACAAGAAATACAAGAACCTCTATATTTCTGGGAAGCTTGACCCAGAAGTTAAAGAATTAAATAAGATTAAATCCAAAGCTAAAAGATTTGATTCTAAAAAGAAAAACAAGCAAAAACAAATAACGCATAATCGGACCATTAAGTATGATGTCTTCGCTCAAGCGCCTAATGAACCTATGTTAGGTGGCCGCGTGAGTGACGGTACCGGTTTCGTTATCTACGATAATAAGAAAGATTTATCGGGTTTAACCTCAATGTACACAACTGGGGAGTGCCTTAGATCCGTTAAACAGATCATAATGAGAAGTAATATTCTCAAAGTTGACAATAATACTATTGCTCAACCTTCAACCTATGTCACTTTAACTGGTGAATCTTTCTTTTATGACTGGTATAATTTAGCAGCAAATGTTCTCAGACCAAACGAATTTGTAATGGATGGTTTGTCATATTTTGGCGCATTATACGGTCTTTATCGTGGCTCAACAGTTCTCAGAGCTATTCCAGACTCAATTCATCCAGTACGGATGAAATGTGTTGTAGTTCAAATAGCTCCAACGACACAAGATCCAACTAACTCGCCTCCATGGCCTGGCTATGCGGATATGCCTAGCAACAATATTGTGTCAAGAACTGATGTCCAAGGTGCATTAGACGTTCACATACCGTTCTTTTCCCTCACACATTCAAAAGTTGTTGATCACCACCCGTATTCATTAGCGGCGGTGAGCAACATCTCTGCCCCGTCGGCTAATCAAAGAACGACCGTTCTTTTGACTGCCACATCCCAAACATCTACTGAGATGCCTCAGAAGGTTACTATGGATATCTATAGACAGGCAGGGGATGATTTTCATTTTGGGTGTTTCCTTGGAGTCCTACCGCTTCGTACAAACGGTTTGGGCTCCTCTCCTATTATTAATTAAATAGAAATTGGAATTATAGTGCATCTTGGGCTTTCCTGGTTTGCCCTAGACTTAAGACTATAAGTTCCTCCAGGATTTCTATAAAAATTAGAAGCATATTATCAGTATGAACACTTACCATGTGGGATAATATTAAATGGTAACGGCGCGACGCTGTCTTTACTCATATCGTC